AGATTGAAGAAGCCTTAAAAGCCGACAAAGATACAAGACAAAAAGCGTTTGATGATGATTTAAAACAATTACAAGAAGCTGGCAAATTACAAATTGACCAACTAACCGCAAACTATAATGAGGCTAAGGCAATCTATGGTGAGAACTCCAAAGAAGCGAGAGCATCTCAAGATGCGGTATTTGTCGCACAGGAGCAAGCACTCCAAAACGAAAAAGACATATTAAGTCAAAAGAAAGAACTTACAGATGGAGAAGTCCTACGACTTAAAAATATTGGAATTGAACAACAGAATTTAACAACAACAGTTCAAACTGAAAATAAAAAAAGAATTGATTCTGATGTTGCAACATACCTAAAAACCCAAGAAGAACAAAAGAAATCTGATGACGCATTATTCGCTCAAAAGATGCAGGCATCAGCTACTGATTTTGAAGGACAACAATCAATATTAGACGCTAAGATTGAACAAGACAGAGTATACTATGAAAACCTACTTGCTCAAGAGAATCTAACCGCAGAACAAAGAAAAGCAATTAAGGATGCTGAGACTGCAAATGTTCAAGCAAATGTTGATGCCCAAATAGCTCTTGAACAGAAAAAATTTGATGCACAACAAGCTTTATTAAATGCAACAGGTAATGCGATTGCCGCACTTGCAGATATAATTGGAAAAAATACAATTGCGGGTAAAGCCTTGGCAATAGCAACAACATTAATTAACACCTATGCGGCAATTGCGGGTCAGTTGAGAGCATCCACAGCATCACCAGCCGCTGCTATACCAGGTTGGGCTATCGCTCAAGCCGTTGCAACAGGATTGGTAGGTTTTAAAGCGGTTAAAGATATTATTTCAACACCAATACCTGGTGGTGGTTCAGGTGGAGCAGGTGGAGCAGCACCAGCAGGTGGAGGACCATCAGTTCCAAAACCAAGAGGATTAGCAAGAGGTGGATTTGTATCGGGACCTGGTTCAGGAACAAGTGATTCAATCCCCGCATTATTATCAAATGGTGAATCTGTAATCAACGCATCATCAACTGCAATGTTTAAACCATTATTATCTACAATTAATTCAATAGGTGGTGGTAGAAGATTCGCATCAGGTGGAATTGTATCATCTGATTTTAATTCAAGTCAAGCAATGACTGATTTGGCTAATTCATTGGGTAATATGAATACTTCTGAACCAATAAAAACATATGTGGTTGCCAGAGATATTTCAAACCAACAGATGATGGATAGAGCAATTAAATCTCGTTCTACCATTTAATTTTTAACACTTTAATATAAATTGATATTTAATATAAGATGACTCCCAAAATAATTGAGCTAATAATTGAAGATGGTGATGACCAAGGCGGTTTAGATGGTATTGCTTTAGTTGAATTACCTGCACACGAATCTAACTTTGAATACTTCGCTAAGGATAACGAAAAATGTTCGCATTATGTATTATCTGATGATGAAATTCCACAAGTAATCCAAATGTTCCACGCTTATGGAGAACCTCAAGGATTATTAGAAAAAGAAGGTTGGTATATTGATTCAATTAGACAAGTAAATAAAAAGGAGTTTCAAATCTTAGCCAACCCAAATGCCCCATCAGCTCAAGATACTGATGAAGTAAGATTCAGATATAAGTATGTAGGACCTAAAGATGATAATAATAGAACATTCTGTGCTGAAATGATGCAAGCATCAAGAGTATTCAGAATTGAAGATATCCAAGAGATGTCAAACAGAAGTGTTAATAGTGTAGGACCTGATGGATATGATATATTTGAATGGAGAGGCTCTTATAACTGCAGACATAAATGGGTTCAACTTATTTATAGAAATGAGGGTAGAATAATTAATAGTGATAAAGTTAAAAGGGGAGTTATTGATGAGGATGATATGCCTGGTCCTGACACCCGAACTACCGCAACAATTGCCGCAGGTAATACCCCACCAAGAACAGGATTTTCATCATCTAACCCTGATGTAAGTGCTTTACCAGTCTATGTGGATGAAGTTAAGGGTAAATTAATTAGAAAGCCTGTATTGGCTTCATTACCTTTATTTGAAGATAAAGAAGATGCTGAAGCCTTAGCTTTAGTGATGGGATGTAAAGGTTCCCATACACATAGTTATGGTGATAAGATTCTTTATATGCCGTGTGAAAAACATCCTGAAAACGAAGATTTTGCTGAGGTTGGACCAAGAGGTGGTATTAGAAAAAGTGAGAAAGCTCCAAAGAGTGATACACCAAATAAAAACCCTCAAGGTGAAGGAACTGCTAAAGGTGACGCTAGTGGTAAGCGTGGTGCAAAAGTAACCGAAGAACAAGAGAAAACACTACAAAAAAAAGTTGATGACTTCAACGAAAAAGAAAGTAATACCAAAAATGGTAGAGCCACTTTAGGAGCTTTAAAATCAGTATTTCAAAGAGGATTAGGAGCTTTTAATGTATCACACTCACCAAAAGTTCAATCAAGTGAACAATGGGCTTACGCAAGAGTTAATGCGTTTTTATATCTATTAAAAAATGGTAGACCTGAAAACCCTAAATATAATACCGATTATGACCTGTTACCAAAAGACCATCCAAAGGCAGAAAAGATGTCTATGGATTTTGATATAGATTTAGAAGATGAGGATTATGTTGATGATGATTTTAATAGTTATGATGATTACCCTGAACTTATTCGTAAGAATGCACAATCAGCATTAGATTGGATTGAGAAGACAGGTAATCCTAACGATTGTATGACTCAAGTAGGTAAGGTAAGAGCTCAACAATTAGCTCAAGGAAAACCTATCTCAATTGAGACAGTTAAAAGAATGAAAGCCTATATCTCAAGACATAAGGTAGATTTGGAAACAAGTAAGTCGTATGAAGATGGATGTGGTAAATTAGCAATGGATGCTTGGGGTGGAGTTGAAGCCTTGCCTTGGGTTGAAAGAACTATAGAACAATATGAAAATATGTCATCTGAAGAAGAAATGACCTTTTCAGTATTCAATGCAGAACAAAGATTAGTCGTTGGACCAGCAATGATACCTGATAAGATGATTATCAGAAGAAATGAGATTACTGGTGAAATATATTATGTCTATTTTACAGCTGAGACGATTAAAAAACTACAACAAAAATTTATGCAAGAAAAGTTATTGGATAAAACCAATATTGAACACGGCAGAAAATTCTTAAGTGGAGTTGATGTTGTTGAAAGTTGGATTGTTGAAGACTCTAAATTAGACAAACAACAAGTATTCGGTATGGATTACCCTAAAGGAACTTGGATGATATCTATGAAGGTAAACAACGATGATACTTGGGATAAAGTAAAAGACGGGAAACTTAAAGGATTTTCAGTTCAAGGGTATTTTATGGAGAAGGCTAAGTTTAGTTCAGTATCCAACGAAATACTTAAAGAAATAAAACAAATATTAAAAGACGTAAGATGACATACCAAGATGCAATAAAAAAAATAAATAGGTTGTTGGGCCTATATAAATTTAATTCATACAAAATAGCTGAAACAGGAGAAGAAATCATTTCTGAAGGTGAATTAGCCGTAGGAGAGCCTATTTATGTAATAACAAGTAATGGTCAACTACCTGCTCCAGATGGAGAGTATGAATTAGAGGATACCACCAAAATAAAAATTGAAGACGGAAAAGTCAAAGAATTAAAATACGATATGGAAAACGAATCACTAAGCTTCACAGAAGCTACAATGAAAGATGGAACTGTTTTAAAATCACCTACTTTTGATTTGGGTGAAGATGTATCAGTAGTTGGAACTGACGGCAACGAAACTCCTGCACCAGACGGAGAGCATGAAATAGCTCTTAAGGATAGTGAAGGTGAAGAAGTTGTTATCAGAATTGTAACTAAGGATGGCAAAATCACTGAAAGAGAAAATGTTGAGGAAAAAGACCCTGAAGCTCTTAAAAAAGAAGAAGAGATGGGAATGGTTCCTGAATTATCAATAGGTAATGATGAAACAGAAGAAGATTTTAAAAAAACTATTATGGAAAAAATTGATACCATGATGGCTAAAATGGAAGAAATGGCTTCTAACTATGAAGACATGAAAACTAAAGTTGCTAAGTTCTCTAAGGAACCTGCGGGTGAACCTGTTAGACAAGCAAAAAACATGATTAACGAATTTAACGCAGCTAAGGATGATTACATTTCTCAGTTAGTTAAGGTAAGAAGAAGCACTTACACAAAATAAACAAAATAAAACTAAATAAAACAAAAATTATGGCAAACAAAAAATATGACTTTAATTTTAACTTATCATCTTTGGCTACTTATACAGACCAAGTTGGTGGTGAATTAATCAGAAGAGCTATTCTTGAAGGTGAAACTGCGAAAATTATAAAAGTTCAACCTGGTGTCGTAGGTACACAAGCAATCAACTTGCTTAACTCAAACCTATATGTTCAAGAAGGTACTTGCGGATGGGAAGCATCTGGAGATACTATCTACACTCAAAGAAACATTACTACTTGTCAATACAAGGTGAATGAATCTCTTTGTCCTCGTGACCTAAATGATTACTGGTTAGGACAATTATTACAACCTGGTTCTTATAATGAATCGGTTCCATTTGAAGAACAAATTTCAATCTTAAAAACTCAACAAATATCTCAATATTGTGAGAATTTGATTTGGCAAGCTTCTTCAGCTACAACTTGTTTCTCAGGATTGAAACAATTAGTAGCTCAATTAGGTACAGGAACTACTACAGTAACTGGTGGTATCGTTGTAACAGGTCAAACTGCACTCGCTTCAGCAACTGCACTAGCACAAGTTGATGCTTTGATTGAGAAAATTCCTGATGATGTTGTTAACAGAACTGACTGGGTTGTGTTTATGTCTCACGCTAATTATCGTAAGTACTTAATCAACTACAGAACAGCTAACTATTTTCACTATAGTCCTGAATCTTCTTATGAAGACTTCAAAACATTCCACCCTGCTACTAACATCTTAGTTCACCCTGTTGGAGGTTTGAATGGTTCTAACTTATTAATGTTAGCTCCAGCTGGTTATGTGGTATTAGGTGTAAACTTAATGTCAGATGCTGAAACATTGAAAATGTGGTACGCATATGACTTTGACGAAGTTAGATTGAGAAGTAACTTTAACTTAGGTGTGCAAATTGCATGGCCTGAGTTCGTTATCACTAACGGATTATCATAAACTAAACTTAAACTAAAAAAATAAAATTATGAGTTTTTCATCTTGTTTTACAACTGCAAACATCTGTAAAGGATGTAGAGATGCAGTAGGTGGTATTAAGCAGGTTTACATCGTTGCGGGATGCGTAACTGGTGTTACTGAAAATGCTAACCAAGAAATATTAACAGTAGGTGCCACTGGCGGAACTGTTTACACATATCAAGTAGAAAAAAATACATCTAATTTTGTTGAAAACATCCAAGCGAGTTTAGAAAATGGTACCGTAGTATATAACCAACAAGTGAACCTAGTGTTCTTAAAGTTGCAACAATCTACGAGAAATCAAATTAAATTACTTGCTCAAAACACTAATATGAAAGTGTTTGTTGAGACAAATGAAGGTAGTATATTCTACTTAGGAGAAGATTTCGGTATGGCTTTATCAAGTGGTACCGCAGAATCAGGAACCGCATTTGCAGATAGAAATGGATACACATTGTTATTAGAAGGCTTTGAAAAAGAGCCAGCTAAGAAACTTGCGGGTTCATTAACATCTACACTTGTAGGTTTATCATTATCAAGTTGTCCTTGTTAATAAAATATAAAGTAAGAAGGGGGAGACTATCTCCCCTTTTTTTTAGCCAATTGAATTTATGAAAAATTTTAAAAAAGGAAAAAGCGATAGTAAAACTTGGGGTGTATTAGGTAAACAAGAAACCTTTTACGCGCCTACTCATTTTATGGGTGAAAAAGTTCCATTAAATGCTAATCCTTTGGAATCTTGGGATTATAAGAAATCTCGTTATAGAAGAGTTGACTTGGTACCAAAGAATGATGGACAACAAGGTGGTGTAGTCCCACAAGGAACACCAGTAACACCAACTCCATCTGCTACTTCTGTTACACCAACCCCTACTCCAACTCCTACTATTACTCCTACAATACCATCTGAATCTTATTTAGTTTATACTGGTTCAAGTGCGTGTGTTGCTTGTTTATCATCAAGTTCTTTAACATTATTTGGACCTGCTGGTCAATTACCAGTTCTTAATCTTTTTGAATTCGTATATGTTGATTCAGCACTTACAATACCTGTTCCAAATGACACATATATAGTTCAGTTATCTGATACAAATAGATGGACAAGAGTTATTGGTTCAACAGGACAAATATCACAATCTAGTCCTGCTGGTTGTCTTAGTTGTATTACACCAACTCCTACCAATACACCTACTAATACACCTACTCCTACTGTTA